CGCCCATGTAGTAGAAGCCAGCTTTCTTCATCAATCTCTTGATTCGTGCCTTCAGTCGTATCTGGTCTCTGTCTGACCAGATATTCACCTGCACTGAAGCCACATTGACTTCTGGCATATCGTCCGCATGTGCGCCATCGTAGTCACCCAGCGACCACAATGTGATGTGCTTTGTCTTTGCATTTTTGTCGTACCAGCCCTGCTCCACGCTTATTCCTTCACTTGATATGGGCTTCAGGGCTTCTGCTGCCAGTGATATGATGTCCACCCTTGTCAACCTCCTATCTTGTCATTCAGCAGTTGCTGATATTCTTTCTCTGCTATTATGGAATAGCTGCTGTCGCATTCCTTCAGCGTGTTGTAGATGAAGTCCTGCGGTGGCTGCTTCGTTGTTCCCCATTCAACGAATTTCATGTAGAAGAAGTTTTCTGCATCGCCCAGTAGCGTCCATCCGACTTCTGCCTGCTTTGCAGTGACCTTCTTCGGCACATTGTCCTTTGCATGTCCGGGCGGTCTGTACCCCTTCTTGCCTGATTTTGAATTATCGGCAGACCGTGGCATGTGTGCTTGCATCCGTGGCTGCGTGATGTCGGCGCACTGCTGATATATCTGCCGATTTGTCTTCCTGATTTCCTCTTCAGACGCAAGCTGCTCGATTGCCTTCTGAAGCTCCTTCAGTCCGTCAAATTCAATGCTTATCCGCATTTCACCACATCCTTCCGTGTCAGATTCTGACACACCATCAGCTGACTTTGTTCGCCTTCAGCTGCACCCACTGCTTTTCATTCTTCCTGAAATCAGTGGCGAAGATGTCATACTTGTCGCCCTCATATTCCACATAGAATTCCTTCAGGCTCTGTCGCACCTCCTTGACCTTCTTGCAGTATCTGACTTCAAAGATGATGGTGTCTTCCAGTCTGATTTCAAGCGCACTGTACAGCTCCTGACCGTACAAGCTGCCAATCTCGCACCAGCATTCATGATGCAGCGTAGGTGGAAGCTCTTCACGGCGGGCATTCTCCACCTTTTCATTCTTCTTATAGATTTTGATTCTCGCTGCTGCCATGCTGTCACCTCAACATTTCCTTCAGCATCATGGACTGTATGCTGTATCGCAGTTTTTCCTGCGATGGTGTTGTATTTCCTCTTCCGTCATACAGCTCCTTGATGTATGAAAAAATCAGCAGCCGCTGCCTGTTGGTAGGCTTCGCACGGTCAAACTTCGGAATCAATTCTTCCATTTCATCCAGCACCGCATCCAGCATCAGCTGAGTGATGGTGTCATCATCGTCATAATCGACACGAAGATATTCCTTTGCTTCTTTTAACATGTTTTACCTCCCTTCTGGCTGCGGCTGCTGCCATTCTTAACCTGCTACTGCTTCAGTGATTACACCTGCGATGACTGCGCTTTCATCGACTGCCTGCACATCGAAGCGGTCACGCACTTTGATGCCAGTCAAGTCTTTTGCCCACAAGTCGCCTGCTTCTGTGGAAAGTTCCACAGTGATTTTTTCACGGTCAAAAAGCGTGATTGCTTCCTTCAAGTCGCCCATGAATACCGGATATTTCATTTCCGTTTCTGTGACTGTGTTCTTCAAAGTCTTATTGCTCACCACATGAATCGGATATACACCGAAAAGAAGACGCTTCGACTTGTCTGTCACATCAGGCTGAATGATGTAGTTGCCATCGTTATCTTTGAGCTTGTCAAGGAAATTGAATCCGCTCTGGTTAGTGAGTACGATGGAAGATGCTGCGATGGAAGAATCCAGCTTCACATTGAAGACATCCTTGAAGTCATCGAATGTGGCAAGTACCACTTCTTTGCCCGCAGTGATTTCCTTCAATTTTGCAAGAATTGCAGCATTTCTGGTCGCTCTGGACTTCTTCGCAATCCACTTATTGAGATATGCCAAGATGTTCACAGCAGTGTCCTGAAGAAGTTCTCTGGTAGTCTTCAAGATACCGCCCTTCTTCTTCACCTTGTACTTAATCTGACGGAATTCAGGTGTCTCTTCCTCTCCGAATTCAGCACCTTCATCCACATCGTCCCACGGTGTATGCTCTGCATCCACTTCGATGACACGACTGCCGGATAAGGTCTGGACAGGCTCTACATTGACAAACTGCTGAAGCTCATTGTCGCTGCGGCGAAGCTCGGTGATGTCAGTCTGGATGTCCTGCGGTACAGTGAAGCCACCGTCAGAGATTCCGTCTTCATCTGCGTCTGCTTCAGTCATCATGTCCATGATGGCTGCATCCTCTTTCTTCATGCTCTTCTTTGTGAGACCGCACACAATGCGATTCACGAATGCACGGACGATGTCCTTCTTCTCCGGCTTCTTGTTGCCAGTGATTTCACCACCTTCGTCCACACCTTTTGCTTTGCCTGCATCCACCTTGTCGGTGATGTCTGCTTCATCATCTTCATCAATCTCCATGAGAAGATTGAAGCGTTCCTGCATGTCCACAAGCTCTGCCTTCGCTTCCTTCGCTTCTTTGGTCTTGCCTTCAGCCACAAGGCTTCTGATGGCATTCTTCTTGTCATTGATTTTCTTCAATAACGCTCTTGCTTCTTTACTCATTGTTTGTTTACCTCCTGATTTTGGTTAAATTCCATATAGGTCTAAATCATCAAGCAGCGCAGCCATCTCTTCTGCTTCACGCTGCTTCGCATCAACATCTTCCACAGTCTGTGTCACGATGCCTTCCGCTTTGTTTTTGTAGCTGCCCATCATCCAGCCACTGACACATGCGGCGATTGCAGGCTTGTCTTCGACTGTGATGTCGAATATCTCCTGCGCTTCTTCTCCGTTCATCCATGTCTCTGCGTTAATCAAGGCAGTGACCTCTTCTTCAGTCACACCTTCATTGACCTTTGTCATGTAGATGTCGGTGATGCTCTTCTGGCACTTGTCCAGCTCCGCAATCATCTTCTGGAAGTCTTCTGCATTCCCCCAGACAATAGTCGAAGGCTTGTGAATCATAATCTGTGCGCCGCATGACATCACGATTTCATCACATGCCATCAGGATGACAGATGCGATGGAAGCTGCCAGTCCATCAACCACACCACGCTTGTGTCCAGTGTGACGCTTCAGGATGCTGTGAATCGCAATTCCTGCGAATACATCACCGCCACCCGAATTGATGTAGATGGTCATGTCTGCATTGTTGTCAATACCTGCCATGAAGTCCGCAATATCCTGCGGGCATGTGTCTTCCAATGACCACGCATCCCATGTGGTCGATACGATGTCACCGTAGATGTACAGCTCGATGCCACTGCTTCCAGCTGCATCCTTCAGTTCCATGTAGCCTGTGTTTTCGACTTGTTTTGTCTTAGGATTTCTTCTTGTGAAATTCATCCTTTTCTTCATCATCATCTTCACCCCCTTCCTCTTCTTCGCCATCGGCTTTCGTTTCGGCTGTTTCCTGCTCCGGCTGTTCCGCAGCTTCTTCAGATTCATCGTCATCGCCTTCTGATGGTGTTGGCTCTGTTTCTTCCTCTTCCTGCTGCTCTATGGATTCATCAGGATTCGCAGCTTGCTGCTGTTCCTCCTGACCATCACCTCCTTCATCCAGCTGCACTTCAGTGCCTTCCGGTGTCTCTTCGGACTGTTCTTCTTCATCCTCTACACCGTACTGCTGCCCGACTGCATTCAGCGGGATGTAGCTTCCATTCACTATGAGCTGGTCGCCGCCTTCCGCATCCATCAAGTCAAGTTTTCTTCTGCATTCATTCGGCATCTGGATTCCGTTGTTGACGGACGATGCGAATATCTCCATCTGTGTCTTGCTATCTGTACGAAGCAGCACTTTTTCATTCAGCTTGAAATACTTGCTTTCCCTGTCTTCTTCATCCAGCAGTTTGTAGTTGACCTCTTCCTCATACTGCTTCATGACAAAAAGCATCGTGTCCACATAGAAGGACAGCTGCTGCATTTCACTGTTGCTGTATGAAGATTTCTCGTAGTCGTTTATCTGATTCGGCTTAATTCCGAATGCGCCTGCAATCTGAAGCGCAGAATACTTCTTCAGCTCGATGAATTGACTGTCAGACAGCTTGATGTCAAGCGGTGTCAGCTTCATGCCCAGCGGCACAGGAAGAATCTTTCCTGTGTTCTTTGTCCCGCTGCCATAAAGCTCGAATGCCTGAATCAGTTTATTCTTTGCTTCTTCATCAAGGTCTCCGGTGTATTCCAGTGTTGCCTTCGCTGTCAGACCGTTCTTGTACAGATTGTTCAGGAAGTCCTGCGATGCAGCTGTGCCTTCCACCGTAGTCTTCAGGATGTACTGCACCGGAAGCCCTGTGATGCCATCAAGGGAATGTGAAGTCTTGAAGTGCAGCACTTCATCCGTGCTGAATACATACTGCTGACCTGAATATTTGTCGCTGTACACATACCAGATTTTTCCCTTGCCTGCGAAGAATCCCGCATCATCCACGACAATCTGCACACAGTTCGATGGCATTATCCACATGTCAAGTGCAGTCAATTCACCGCCATACTTCTGACGCTTGAATTTGCGCCTGATGTACACATACGCATTCCCGAAGTGGCATCTGTTCATCTCCACCGTGTTCCAGAATGTAGTCGGTGTCATGAATGGATTCGGACGGTCACGCATCAGCTTTGACACATCGGTCTCTTCCGCTTCCTTGATTCCGTTCCTTGTCTTCTCATAGAATTTCCATGGCATCTTCGCCATCGTCTCTGACATCATCTTCAAGCATGTGAAGTATGTGACTTCGTGAATCGGCTCTGTGGTGTTCTCACGCTTGATTCCCAGCCATTCAAGGAAGGATTCTTCCTTCATCTGCGGCGATGATTCAATCACATTGATGTTGAATACCTTCGCCACGCTTCTCTTTACGCTTTGCCACATGTTCAATCTCTTCACCTCCCTTCCTTCTTCTTCGTGTATTTGTCATTCTGTTGCAGCCACAGCTGCAAGAATTCATTTGCATCCGGTTTCGTCTCTCCCTTCATCGCCTGTGTCCACGCATCAATCGCCGCATCCACGATGTCGATGCGCTCTGTGCGAAGGTCTTTTTCTATCTTGATTTCCCCGAAGCTGTTTGACACAGTCTTCGCATTCGCAATCGACCACATCAATGCGCCATTTCCATCGTGTTCCACATTTCCCGCCATGATTTCCAGACGGAAGTCCACTGTGGCATCGTTCAATGCTTTCGCAGACTGTGCGACCGCCACGCTGTCCCATCCCATCGCTTCAAGGTCGGACAGGAAGGCTGAAGCATTGTGCGTGTCGTAGCAGATGAATTGCACATCAAGCTCGTACTGTTTTATCAGCTGCTTCAGATATGTCAGGATGTATTTATAATCCGTCTTGATGCCGCCCATCGTCTCTGTTACCGTCACCAGACCTTCACGAATCCACATGTCGTATGGCACACGGTCTGTCTTGATGTGTTCCTGCACTCGCTGCTTCGGAATGAAGCTGTGTGCGTGTAGGTAATACTTGCGGACACCGTTCTTCAGGTATGGAATGACGATTGCAAGTGATGTCAAGTCGCCGCCACTGGACAAGTCCAGTCCGACATAGCACTTCTGCTTCCTGAAGTCTGCCAGCGTCTTCTTCACAACTGACTGCTGCCACATCGTCATGTCTTTGATGTAGACATC